TGACAAGTTCAAGAAACTTGTCAAGAGCATTCAGGAGTTTCCCGAAATGATGCCCCTGCGACCAATTGTGATTGACGAGGGCAACTACATCCTTGGAGGCAATATGCGCTTCAGGGCAATACAGGAGGCGGGCGTAACGCTCATTCCTGTGATTGTCGCAACGGGCTTGACAGAAGAACAAAAACACGAGTTTGTAATCAAGGACAACGTGAGTTTTGGCGATTGGGACTGGGACATTTTGGCAAACGAATTGGGGGAACTGCCCCTTGCCGATTGGGGCGTGAACGTACCCGCCATTGAGCCAAGTGTTGACTACTCCGTTCTTGATGAGCAAGACGTTTCAAGGGAACTTGAGGCAATGCAAGATGGCGTGAAGAAAGCTGTGCTGATTGAGTTTAACACGGAGCATTATGAAGATGCGCTTAAAACAATCAATTTTTGGAGAGGGCAAGGCTTGTACATTGGCGGCTTTTTGATTGAAAAGCTGAAAGAAGAACAATCAAAACTTGCGTAGCCGTGTGTTCAATTGTCGGGTACAAGGGGCGTTTTGACGCTGTGCTGTTGAAAAAGATATTCGACAACAGCAGGGCAAGGGGGCTTCATTCGTTTGGTTACTCATTCGAAAAAGATGGCGCGATTGAAACAAAACGGTTTCTTGACTACAACGAGTTTTTGTCGTCCATTTTTTCAAGCAAGCCCGCGCTGTTCATCGCGCACTTCAGGTACGCCACTTCGGGCGACTACCAAAACGAGGACAACAACCAACCGATTACATTTCAGAACAAAAGTATTGCGTTTAACGGTGTAATCTCTCAACGGAGCAGGGAAGGTATGGAGCGCGAGTTTGGAGTTGAACTGCCGCACGATAACGATGGATTTGTGCTGATTCAAAAAATGAACAATGACGAGTTCGTCAGGGGCGACAAGATTGCGTTTGCGTACGTTGGAATTGAGGAAGGCAAACTTGTAGCGCAAAGAAACGCAAGGCGACCTTTGTGGCAATGGAGCGCGGATGGGGTTGTTGCGTTTTGCTCTACAAAAGATATTTTTGTCAGGTCAGGGGTTGAAAGCGCAAGAGAGGTAAAACCGTATGAGAAATTTGTGATTTGAAGTGAAAAAGAACAAATCTCCGCAACGATTGGGCGCGATTTGAGCCGTAACCCAACCGAACCGCAAACGTTGCGGAGAAACAAGAAAAACTGCCAAAAACGCAATCGTGTCAGAAATACAAACCCAAGAACAATTTATCTCATATCAGGAGTACCACAGGCAAAGCCTTGAGGCGTGCGACATTGATACGGCTGTGACCTGCTTGAGGTACATTGCCGAAAGGTTTGAATTGACGATTGAGCAGAGGTACTGGATTGCCTTCATTTACGGTTGCTGCTACTCCGCAGTCACCACGTTTTACATTTACAACGAGTTCCCTGAATTTTCACTTGTGGACAGGGACAGGCTTGCCCTTTGGTGGCGCGGGAACAAAAGCAAACTGATTTTCCAAACCGACAGGCTGCGCATCAAGTCAAACAATCAGTTTGTCGAATGCTTTGAGAGTTACAGAGCGTTGGTGAAGAACAGCCAACAGGCGTACTTCGCAAGCAAAAGCTGCGCTGAAATTTATGAGAAGATTTCACGCATCAAGTACTTTGGGCGGTTTTCTCTTTTCAATTATTTGGACACTCTGAACCAAATTGCCGACATTAACCTGAAGCCGACACAACTGAATATGCTTGAGGCTGAAAGTTGCAGGAACGGTGTTGCCTTTGCGATTGGCAGGGGTGATTTGGTTGACAAAAAGCTGACCGCAGCGGAGGCAGTCCTGCTGCACAACGCGTTCTTGAGGCTGCTGCGCGAGAACAAGGGCGACATTTTCAAGGTGGAAACATCGCTCTGCGCATACAAAAAGTACAGGCTTGGCAAAAGGTACGTTGGATACTACATTGACAGGATGTACCGCGAGTTGAAGCAAATTGAGCCTGTTGTTACTGGCGTTTGTTGGGATGTAATATGGCAGTTCAGAGAGGAAACAATCAATAAAAAGTTCCTGCGTGAGTTCCACTAAAAAGAAAGTAATTTTTGTCGTTGGCAACTACGGTGTTGGCAAGTCGGCATTGATATTTAGCAACGTTCTAGCTTCAAGCGGGCTTCTGTTACAGGTTGGCGACAACTTGTTTGTGTTAGGCAAGAAGATTTACGGGGCAGACAGCCTAAGTGGTGTACGCAAGGAGGATGTGCTGCGGGAAGTCGCTGCGAATAAGGACAAAAACATTATTATTGCGGGCAACTACTATTGTCAAATCAAGGACTTTGTCGAATTGCGCCCGCACTTTGACTTGGTGTTGTGCTACTTGAAAACATCGTTGGAAAACAATGCGCGAAGAATTGCGATGAGGGGAGGGGCAATCAACGAAAGAACCTATCAGCAAAAGCTGAAAAACCACTTGTCCCTGATAAAGAAAACAGATGGGATGCGAAAGTTGTACATCATTGACAACAACAGGAGTTTTGACGAAGTGAAGAAGACGTTTGACGATATTGTAAAACAAGAAACAGATGAAAAGAATTGACCTTGTACAAGTCAACCACAGCGTGAAGGTGGGCGACATTTGCCCGAAAATTGAACCCAACGTGTGCGAGGACAGCGTGTTTTACCTTGATGGGCAACCTATTGGCTTCTACTTAACAAAGATGCCCGACAAGATGTGCGGATTGGCTGACTTGGCAAACGCGGAGTTGAGAAGTAAGAATGTTCCCAAAAGCGTAATGACGCGCTCAAGCGGAATACACGGCAAAGACGCGGTGGCGCAGTTCTCAACAATTATTGGCGCGATACCCGCAAGACCTCATATGCGAAGAAATTACAACAGCGTTTCATCGGTTCACTCTTGTAAAACAGCGCAAACCTTTGTCAAGGCAATGTGGATGCTTGCGATTGAAAGCGGGAAGCTGATTGAAGAAATTCTACCAAAGCAATATCAGGAGCAAGTGGAGTTGTTCAAGCGGGTTGACAGCAAATGGAAGTTTGGCGAGTTGTTTACAAGTTCAATCTCAAATTACAATATCTCCGCAGCTTACCACAAGGACACGGGGAACATTGTTGGCGCGGTGAACGTAATAATTTGTAAAAAGCACAACTCAACAGGCGGGGATTTGAGCGTACCTGATTACGGGGCGACCATTGGGCAACGTGACAACTCAATACTTGTTTACCCCGCGTGGAGGAACGTTCACGGTGTAACACCGATTGTCCCGACACACGAAGGCGGGTATAGAAATTCCCTTGTGTTCTACCCGCTGAAGGCGTTTCTGAACAAATGAAAGCGCACACAAAGTTGTATCTTCAGTCGCTCCAATTTTCAATTGCCGACTTTGTACCCTGCGAAATTTGCCGACAGCTTGCTGTTGACATACACCACATAAAGGCAAGGGGTATGGGAGGGACAAAGAAGCAAGACACAATTGAAAACCTGATGGCGCTGTGTAGGCAATGCCACGAAAGGTATGGCGACAAGAAACAGCACACCGATGAACTACAAAACATTCACAATAACTACCTTCGTGCAAACGGGATAATGATATGAACGCGGGAACAAAGAACCTTGTACCATTTACAAAAGATGACCCACGCATTAATCGCAAGGGCAGACCGCGCAAAGAAATTTCATTGCTGAAGGTGTACGGGTACAATAAGCAAGAGATAACAGATTGTATCCTTGTAATGATGTCACTCACGTTGGAGGAACTGAAGGCAATTTTTGACAACCCCAACGCGACAATACTTGAGAAGATGATTGCCAACGCCCTTTTCACGAGCCTGAAGAAAGGCAGTTTTTTCGCAGGGGAGTTATTACTCAACAGGGCAATCGGTACACCGCAGCAAACAAGCGAAGTGAATATGACCGCGTCAATTCAGGTGCTTGCCCCTGATGGAGAAACGGCAGACCTGATTAACAAACTCTAATGTTGAAACTCACCGCAGTATTCAAGCGGAACATTCAGGCGTTCCATTCGGGGGCGCGGTTTGTAATCAATCAGGGCGGCACGTCAAGTTCCAAAACGTGGAGCATCCTGCAACTATTGATATTGATTGCCCAGAAGCGGCAAGGGCTGTTGATTTCCATTGTATCTGAATCGTTACCGCACCTGAAGCGTGGCGCAATGCGCGATTTCATCGGCATTCTCAATCAGATGGGACTTGACGCGGCAGAAATGCACAACAAGAGCAGCAACCGCTTTACATTCGGGACAAGCGTGATTGAGTTCTTCAGCGCAGACGATGGCACGAAGTTGCGCGGGGCAAGGCGTGACATTCTTTACCTGAACGAGGTGAACAACGTTCACAAGAGGGCTTGGGATGAATTGACCGTACGAACAAAACTCATAACCTTTTGCGATTTCAACCCTGTTGCGGAGTTCTACGTTCACGAGTTTATGCAGGAGCGTAATGCCGAAGACTTTGTTTTTATCAAGTCAACGTACAAGGACAACCAATACCTTGACGAGAGCATTGTTCACGAAATAGAGGCGCGCAGACACATTGACCCGCTGTGGTGGAAAACATACGGAGAGGGCGAAATTGGATTGCTTGAAGGGGTTATCTTTACAAACTGGAAGACAACTGCCACGATGCCTGACAGCGCAAAGCGCGTTGTTGCCGTTGACTTCGGGTTCACCAACGACCCAACAGCAATACTTGACATCAGGTATTCAGATGGAGCGATTCACGTGGATGAGATTGCGTACCAAACAGGACTGACCAACGCGGATATTGCCCGCATCATCAAAGCGTACCCTGAAATTGCGAAAGCAATTGTCGTCTGCGATTCTGCCGAACCCAAGTCAATAGCGGAGTTACAGCTGATGGGAATACGCGCAGTAGCGGCAGACAAAGGGGCTGACAGCGTGCGCGCGGGCATTGACCTTGTGAAGCAGTACCCGACATTCATTACCGAAAGGAGTACCAACGTAATAAAGGAGGAACGCAACTACCGATGGAAGACAGACAAGAACGGAAAATCATTACAAGTGCCGATTGACTACTGGAATCACGCTATGGATGCGAAGCGGTACGGGGTAATGTATCTACTTGGAAGCGCAACGAAAACAAGCAAATCAAAAATTCACATACCTAACAGAAGATGAAAAAAATTATCGCAGTAATTATCCTCACAACGTTCGCACTTATGATGTGCTTGCAACTTGTCAAGGGACAATCGTACCCGCCACCGACAGGCGCGGGCAGGATATTTCAGGGAGCAACGCTACCCGCAACAAAGCCGACAGGCTTCAATGCCGCAGATTTCTACTACCTGATACCAAACGGTACAACGTATCAGCTTGTCAACAACCGATGGCAGCTTGCCTACTTCCAAGTCAAGGACAGCATACCCTCAACGGTCAAAAACGTTTACACAGAACAACAGCTGCGTGACGCGTTTGCGGGCTATTCGAACGGCAACACGACTTGCATCAACGTTATGCGTTCCATTACATTAACACAGGCGTTGCAGTACCCAACCGTAATTCAGCCGCGCAAAGTCGTGCTGAACTTACAAGGCAACACGTTGATAGATGGCGTAGGGCTTCAGAAGATGATTTGCCGACCTGTCGCCAATCAGGATGACGCGCTGAACAGGATGATTACAACCGCAATCGTAATACGGGATGGCACGTTGCGCGGCAATAACCTGACAGGGACATTGCTTGAGTTGACCTGCACCTACGGCTCAATCGTGGAGGGCGTTGACTTCGTGAACGGGGAGTACGGCTGTTATTTTCGGTTCTGCCTGATGGGAGTGTGTCGCAACAGCTTGGCAAACGGAATTAGGAACACGGCATACGTTGCGGATATGGGCGACTGGATTGGAGCGAATAACGTTAACAGCCAAAGTAACAGCAGCAGGTTTGAGCAATGCAGGGTGTTTGCGGTTGACGGTTCGTTCACGGGCTTTGCCGACTATGCCGCAAGCGGGATGATACACGAGCAATGTATTGTAGAGGGCAAGAACAGCAAGCACGCGTTCTTCGTGGACACGAAAGCAAGCACGGTTGTCAAGGATGGTTTGATTCATTTCAGCCACATCGAAAATCAGCCAACCGTTTCGGCAGTTGAACTATCGCTTGGCGGTGGGTACTACATTGTGGATGGCTTGTTTAGCCAATATCCGACAACGTTAGTCAACGCAAAAGCAAATAGCAACTATCCGCACGTAAAAGTCAGGAACGTTGCGTGGCACTTGTCAGGACACCGCTACGGCACAACGGGGACTGCGGTTGTTTGGGAGTTTGACGAAATACCCGCGACACCGCTTGACCTTGCGAACGGTTCAGCTTGGAACAACGGGCTGCTCCCCTACTACTACTCAATCAAGGGCTACAACCAATCGCTGTTCCACAAGACCAACACGCAGAACATAACAGGGACAACTAACTTCAGCGGAGTGCTGCGGAGCAATGGAAAGGTTGTATTGACGCAACCGTAAGCCCCTATTAAGCCCCTACCAAGCCCCTTATGAAACTACTCACACAAAACAGCGACTTGAAGCGCGGTGGAATTTACGGGTGGACTTTGCCCGCGCATTGGGTTCAGTTAAGCGATGGCAGTAAGTTCAACTGCTGCCCCCAAGCGGGTATTTGTGCCGCGTTCTGTTATGCGAAGTCAGGCGCGTTCCTGTGGAAGAGCGTCAGAGCCGCGCACGTGGCGAAATTGGAAATGACGTTACACCACCTTGACGAGTGGCAGGAGTTAATGAATCAGGAATTGCTACAAAAGAAGTACGTTGGCAAGTACATCCGCATACACGATTCAGGCGACTTCTTCTCAATCGAATACGCGCGGGCTTGGTTAAGCATTGCCGCGAGGAACAGGCATTGTACGTTCTACGCTTACACCAAAGAAGTCGCAATGTTCAAGGTTACGCTGAAAGACGAATTGCCTGACAACTTCATCCTGATTTATTCGTTTGGAGGGAAGCAAGACAACCTGATTGACGTTAACACCGACAGGCATTCAGACGTGTTTACCGATTATGACGCGATGATAGCGGCAGGGTACAATGATATTGGAAGCGATGACAAGCAAGCGGCAATACACCCGAACTTTCGTGTTGGCTTATACAGGAACAACATTAAACACTTCATCAAGAAGCAGGGTAACAAAACGTTTTCAGAATGGCAACGAAAATAGATGAGCGAAATCATATTGAACGTATGCGCCTTGAGGCGTGTAGCGGTTGCCCTATCAAGGTGCTTGCCTTCAATTCAATTTGGTGTGGCACGCCTGTCATCGGTAACAAGATAATGCACGAAGGCAAAGTCAAGCGGCAATGCGGCTGCAAGATGGAGTTCGCAGTTAAGGTCAAAAGAAAAAAATGCCCAATAAACAGATGGAACAATGGTAACAATAGAAATCAATAAGCACCAATACAAAGTGCCAACGTTGCGCAACGAAGTGACCGTTGAGCAATACCTTGCAATAGAACAGCACGCTGAAACGCTTGACGAAATTCGCTTGCTGTCAATCCTAACAGGGATTGATTACGACAGCTTGAGTAACTTGCCCTGTGGCGACTTCGGTGTGCTTGTAATGCCCGAACTGACATGGGTGGGCAATCTGTTTGAAGTTACAACAGCGCGCAGACAGACAAAGATTAAAATTGGAAAGTACACCGTTGAAACTATCATTGACGTAATGGGAGAGCGATTGGGGCAGAAGCTAATGATGCAGCGAATGGTCAATGACGCGATAAAGAACAACGCGAAGTACTCAACCCTGATTGCGCCAGTTCTTGCCTGTTACTACGCACCACACCTGCACCCTGAAAAGAAGTTCAGCGAATCGCACGTGAAGGAAGTGGAACAATTAATCCTGAAGATGCCCGTTGAACAGGCGTACCCTGAAGCCAATTTTTTTTTGCGTGGTTATCTCAAGCCCTTAAAGTTGAAGCGCAAACGTTGAACGTTCCCCCTGATGAGATTGAATTACGCGCAGGGATGCACGAATTTGATAAATTCGGGGAGTTCAATGTGATATATTCGCTTGCGGGCGGGGACTTCACTAAATTTGACGCGGCTTTCAACCTTGAGTACAGAGTTGCTTACGAAACATTGAAGCACAAAGCAGAGGAAGCCCGCTATCAAAAGCGGTTGAATAAGTTACTACAACAGGAAAGCAAATGAACGCAATAGAAACGATGCTGCAAGAGGTTGCGGCAGGTACGACAGGGGTGAACACTTACGCAAGGGGGCGCAAGGACTACGCCAATCTTGGTGACGACAGCTACCCGCGTCTGTTTGTCCTTGCTGTCAATCCGATTGACATTGTTTCGATGAATCATTCTGTTACATCCTCTTACGAGGTTGTCGCTGAAGTCGCAACGTTGTGTAACTTCACTTCTGACGTGGCGAACAATGTTGCTGAAAGAGAGTTGTACCTGAACACGCTTGCCGAAATGGATGCCGTTTGTAACAGGTTTGTAACAAGGATGAGCCGCGATGCCCGTAACACCGCGCCAATAGGCAGGGTTGCGCGCAGAGAAATCATACACGAACACGATGACAACTTGTGCGGTTACGTTATGACCTTCACCATTACAATCAAAGAAACAAAAGCCTACCAATGTACCTGACAAATGTCACTTGAATCCGACTTGAAACAACTAACGTCAATCGTTGTCCTGTTTGAAAGCGAAGCAAACGCAATCATTCAGGACATCACCGTTTCTATGAGTGACGAAGGCGCAAACGCATCAGGCAAAACGGTGCGCAGCCTGTCAAACAATAACAGGCAATCGGATTACACGTACATCTTGGAAGTTGAAGGTGACAAGGCGTTTGACTTTGTCGAGGTTGGCAGAGGCAGAACAAAGTCGTCAGGCGGCAAAGGCGTGTTGCGCGGCATTATTCGCCAATGGATTGACGACAAGGGCGTGTTCGGCTCACTCAATGACGCTGAAAAAGAATCGCTGTCATACGCCATTACAAAGTCAATTCACGCGCGCGGCACGTTGCTGAACTTCCTGAAGGTGAAACGCAAGATATTCACGCAGCACATTTCCGATGCCCGCATAAACAGATTAATCTCCAACGTTGAGAAGCAAGTGCAGGAAGATGTAAGAGAGATTGCAATAAATTCATTCAGATGATAACCGTAACCAACCCGCAGAAAGTCAACACCGTTTCTTCAGCGTATGTTCGTTGGCAATCCAACCGACAGCCCTACCTGTTTAAGTTCCAA